CAAGTCTTTCATATTTTTCAGCTCGGCCATCTCCATCCACGTTCTCACCAGTTCGATGAAATCAACTGTCATTCCTTGATTCTGCAAATGGGTAGTTGCTTCGGGAGATAGAATCTGTTGACTTATCATGGGGAGAGCTTGCTGTGCAACGCGCCTCGTCTGCATTTTACTTCCGGCAAGGACGGCAAATTTGACTTTCGCATTGAGAACATTTATTATATCCCCACCATCTTGTACATACTCGTGCTGCAACTCTTCTGAGAGAATAAATTCCAACTGCGAATAGGGCAACATCATCTGGTTCATTTCAGAAACGTCATACAAATAAGGCACCAGCACCTGATTAGCCAGTTTATCGATACAATCGGAGATGATATTTGACGCGCCCTGTCCGAGTAGTGAAGCTCCGGCGGAGGATCGGGCGAGGTTAGAGTGCCCAGCCGACCCAGCATTTCCCTGAGAGGTAATTGGGTTAGCGCCCGACACAGAATCCACCCTCTGCTGAGACATGGCAAAGAGCTGGTTGGCTTCTTGTACTGGATCTCCGAACTTCAGAGGTTGTAGATCGCCTTGGGCGTCCACTTCGATCATTTTGTTGGGGCCGATGCGGATGCTTTGTGTCGGGACCGACTTTCCTTTTACACGAACCATAGGAGCGTTCAACTTCAGGTTCGCGATGTTCATCATCAGGTTTGTAATACCGGCTTGGACACGCTGTTCTGTGCCGATCAGCCGACCAAGACCGATAGACCAGAAAGCTCCGGGCTGGTCCCACCAACCGATACTCAGGAACGGGATTTTACCGTAGGCGTTCTGTCCGTTGTAGATGACCACCTTTTTCTGGATCACTACGATTAGGGTTTTGTTGTCCCACCGTTCGAGGACTTCCAGAGGTTGCTGGAAAGGATCGACCGTGGTAGCTTCCCACGGAGATTCCGCGCGCGCGTCCCACAAAGGATTGCGTCCGCCTTCTTGCTGGGGATTGGATTCGACGGGTTCCTTCGGGGGGAGAAACAACTCAAGCATCTTCTCGCGAGATGGAATATCGTAGCCTTCACGGTCGCGCAGCTTGTCAATATCGTCCCAGGTCATATACCGGCGGCGGACAATATATTTAGCTTTGCGGATGTCTGGGACTTCGAGACCTGGGTCCACCAGAATTTCCCGAAGATTGACTATGTGCTCAAAAGTAGGTCTGTCGATTACTTCTTCGATCTCTTCTACTTCGAGTTCGTCATCAGATATTGAGGTCTCAGGAGCGCCGGGAATAGTGCTTGGAATTTTGACAACTGGATTCTTCCGCTTGACGATCTTTCGAGTCTTGGTGTATTTTTCCCACCCTTCGGCGAAAATGGCTGTTCCGAACAGTAGACAGTTCATCAAACCAAGACGGAGTTCTTCTCGGAAGTTGATGTCTTCCAGTTGATAGCCGAGAAGGGCCGACACGGCGCGCGCACACTGCGCTGAGGTTCCGCTCCGTTCTTGAACCATAAAAGGGGGATTTTCGTAGAACAATCCGGCCAAAAGCTGGGGGTTGATGCCGTTGACCGCCGTAGCCACCGTGAAGAAATTTACCGAAGAAGCTTCAATTGAGGTACCCGGCCAGAAGTTCGGGGCATAAATCGAAGTATAGAGGTCTCGGGAAGAAACCCAGGCCATTATCCAGCTTTTTCTCTGCTCATCGGATTCTGCCCTCTCCGTATCTTGGACTACGAGAGCAAGAGACGCGGGGTCTCCGAAAGTCCCGGTATGCAGAAACTCTAACGCTTCGTCTTTTGTTATGTCCTGGTGCGGGTCGCGGACTGGTTCTGGAAGCTGGCTCATTTATTCTCTCGTTAGGCCAAGGGCCTTTATTTTGTTAGAAACAGTGTGGTGATCAGACCTAGTCGTTTTCCGATTTCTCGGAACGATATTGATACCGTGCAATGCGCCGATGATTGCCATGCGACCCCTTAGATTGAAACCTTATTGAGTACCGCCGCTGGCAGTCCGGAAAGCAACACACGGGCTGTCTGAACTCCCAACTCATAGCCGGACTTGAAGTCCTCGGAGGCATTAGGTACGGCGGAATGCAGCTCTTTCCGCTGATCCGGCAAAACCCACGCCTCCGCGCTGAAAGCTGTAGGCGATTGCAATTGGTCAATCGCCGCTTCGATCATCATCGCCGCTGGTACAATCATTTCTCGCCTCCCTGGAGCCTCGCCGGGCGTACAAATCCCTAACTGCACCCCGTGATAGTAACCGACCCAGTCCCACTTATCGTGATTTTTCCTGTAGTGCCTACTGTGATGGTGCAGGAACTGGAAGGTGTGGTGATCGTGTACAGCGCCGAGCTAACCGCACTGTTGGTGTATCCGGATTTCACTGCCAGCGCCTTGACGGTCGTGGTCGTCACAATCGAGAACGGCGCAGCATAGAGAGTCGAAGAGGTCGTGGGATTGGTGCCATTTGTAGTGTAGTAAATCGCCGCGCCGCTGGTGCTGCTGGCGAGGGCTACTGACTGAGCTACGGTGTACGTACCTGCCACGGGACTGAACGTGGGAGTTGCGGCGGTTGGAGGCGTGGTGGTGATGGTGTACGCGGCGGAGCCAACTGTCGAGTTGGTGTATCCGGACTCGGTTGCGATCGCATAGAGCGTTTGCGTTGATGCCACGGTCACCGCACCCGTCGCCTGAGTCGCGCCGGTGCAGGAGGCACCATGTTTTTATTCCAAGCACCGCAGTGCCATCATTATCGTTGCCTGACTCCCACCTGACGATTAGGCACCGTTCAGATGTATTCAGCTACGGCGTTGGCTTCAGCGAGTAGACGATCACCGCATTCCCCGGTGCTCCGCCTAAAGTGCTGGTCAGCGTGACGGTACCGGAACAGGTGGCAGTGCCACTCGTGCATGTGGCCGTAGTGGGTGCGGCTGTGCAGCTTTGCCCTCGCGAGGTGATTGTGATCGCTCCGGCCACTCCGCTTGTGACTGCCATTGTTGCCGTAGCTGTGCAGGCAGCATTGAAAGTCCCCAGTGATACGTTTCCTGTCCCGCTAAGCGGGAGGCTGCTCACATACGTTGCTGTTGCCACGCCTGTGGCTATAAATCCTATCTCAGGCTGTAAGTTTTTCGTTGTCGTTGAACTGACAGTTATCGGTGAATATGTATTTTCTGCGGCTACCAGGGATGCGCTGGAAAAGTTCCCCGACATAAACTCCGATACGCTAAGGACGGATGGAGAGAGAGCGACAATGTTGTAATTGATTTCTCCTACATATCCTGCTGAACTTCCACTCCACGTTGCTAAGCCCTGTGGCGTGTAAATGTTAGTCGTGCCATAAAAAAGTTTATAATATGCGCTTGGGGGAGCACTGCTGGAATACACGCCAATCTGCATCTTCAGCTCGTAGGTTGACTTTGCAGCAATGGTGTTGGCAGGAACGGAGTAGTTGTTGGAGGTCGAGTACAGAGTAGTACTGAGCGCATCTGTCGTCTGGTTGCTGCACCACAGATACAGGCTCCCGCCGCTCGACCATGTGCAACCCAAAGGTGTGGATGGATCGACGGTGATGAGATTAGGAATGGCAGACAGTACCTTGAATGGACCGGCGTTAAAGCTCCCGCTGGTGCATGTAGCTGATGCTGTGATGCCGAAAAGCTGGCCCGGAGCAACGTATGCGGCAGGTAGGGACGTGCCCGTGATCGTGGTCGAAGTCCCCGCCGTGATCGCGTTTGCCCCGATGCTTTGATCTGCCGCCATCGCGCAGGCGCACTCTGGAGTGACAGACGGCGGAGGTGATGCCAACTGGGCACCAATAGTGTTCGCACTAATGGTTAGGGGCGTAGACCCATTGAAAACAGCGCCGGGGGCTGCTCCCGCATTGCTATTGTTAATGGTTAAATTGGCGGGCGTGCCCTGGTTGCAGGCTTGCCCTACGTCATACAACAAGGGCGGATTGACGGAGAACCATCCGGCGCAATCTCCAGGTGTTATTGTTCCGTACACTGTAGGTACGCCGGTAAGAGTACCGTTCGGAGCTACGGTCCATGAGTTCTGAGCCGCCGCTGTCATAGTGAAAATCAGAGCAAACAAAAAGGTAATTGTCTTCATTGCGTCCTCCTAGTTTCCGCCAGCGTAAATGCTGGCCACGCGTGACGCATCGAACATTTCAGGATAAACTCGCAAGTCCCACACATAACCGTGCAGGTAGTTTGATCCTCCAGAGATTCCAGCACCAACGTACAGGTGGTTGAACTGGTAAGCCCCATTATTTACGCCTGTAAATGTTCCTGACAGCACGCCATTGACGTAAATATAGGTGTTCACCGCGTCAGTTGTTACCACGATATAATAGGGAGTTCCAGTGTTCAATGCCGTTGTGGAGAGTTTGTAGCTATTCCCCAACCAGTAAGCCAACACCTTGTTCGCGCCACTAACTTTGATCTCCAGTAGGCGGGCGGGATTGCCATCTGTCGGCGAGGTGCCTACACTCCACACCGGATCGTTAGCATTTAGCTGGTCAAACTGCACCCAAAAGCTGAAAGCCATCTCATTGCCAAGTATGGTGCGCAAATCCATCACTTGATGCAACGCGGCCAGCGCAGTAGTATTTGTGCTTATGAGTGCGGGCTGGCTGGCCGCCCCACTCAACGCAGTATATATGGCGGTAATGACAGAACCTGTCTCCAGCGCATGTGACGACTTAGTTACGTCCATCATCGGCACAGTAGGCGTATCCAGGTATGCCATATCGTAGGTTTGGTCATTAACAGCGGCATAACCGAGAAACGTCCGCGAAGCTGCTGTAAAATATGGAGTGGTAGAGCGCCAGAGTTTTAGCCCGTGATCATACAGCGCCGAGCCGGGAGCGGCATCAAAAGGAACCATCATATAATATAGGTTTCCTTCCATCCAAACCGATGCACAATAACTATCCGTATCGGTAAAGATAGGGCTGTTAGCAGCGGCAGTCATGGCTCCGCTAAATGTCTGGTCTTGCGTGGTGTAGACGTATTGGTTTCCGTGCTGTAGTTTCCCATTTGTGTATAAGTAATATGTTGCCGATGAAGGACTGTAGATCACCGCAGTAGGATCGAAGTTGGTAGATGCTGGATTAAATAAACCAGGAGCGGCGCCGCTGTTAATACGGGTAAACGTGATGCCGTCAGTCGCAGTCGCCTCGCCCAGTTGATTTGTGGCATTTACCGCGCTATTAGACCCTCGGTACAACATAATCCAAACACCATCCGAAACGCGCTGGAAGACGCTGCTTGTTTGGAGCGTCGCATCCCACGGACCACACGCAATAACGTCTCCGCTAGACGGTTCAGTGGTGGGTGTTGTAGTAACAACGATGGTTGTTCCGGTCGAGGATACGACATAATTACCCGCTTGAATGTATCCGTGATTTGTCTGGTCGTATACCAGCATCCCACTTGTACAGGAAGCTCCTCCAGATACCACGTTAATTGTGGTTGTAGATGAACCTGCCGCTGCCGTGACAGTAGTTCCCATTCCTAAACTTGCTAAAGCTATGGTAGGATTGCTCCAATTCACCAGATTGGAGCTTTCAAAGCGGTTAATATTTGAAGCCCCACTTTGTCCATTCGATAGATAGTAGTACCAACCACCAGCCGGATTTCTTGTTACTTGGCCATAAATGTTTTCAGAACCCGGCCCATTAATCACAGGATTGCCTGCATACTTTGTCCAGAGATTCTGGAGCGACCCAGTCTCCATCAAAGGCACCGTGATGTCAACATACTGTCCGGAAGTTGTAAAGTGGAAAGCGGGAACTGTGCCGAGCGGCCCGGTGATTGTTGTTGCAACTGTCGAAGTATTGCCACTGACAAGCACTCCGTTTAGGGTTGTACCGTCTATGGACGGGACGGATGTAGCAGTGACCGTTGTAGAGGCAGCATTGTCACTGAACGCCCACCCAAGATAGGTGTTGGCAGTAAACTTTGAAAAAGGTGCCGCCGTCGCCTGACTAGTGCCGTCAGGAAAGATGACGCCGGTCGAACCGATTGTTGTAGGTGTCGTAGTGCCAGCCGCGACGGTTCCTGAAAAGTTTCCGTTTGTGCCATTGACTACGTTCGGAGTTGTGCTGCCCAATACGGGAGGAGAAGCAAAATTTACGACTGGAACGTTGGCAAGAACAAAAGCATCCGTAGCTACTTTGGCGGTGTTGTCCCCGGTGGTTTGGGTTGTAGCGGTGATTCCATTTGGAAGAGAACTAGTTGGTTGGACTGTAGTTCCATTTGCGGCATAATACGGGACTTGTCCCGCAGTACCAGAGCCAACAGTCCCCGAACCTCCTCCTCCTCCATTTATGCAGATATTCTCGGTAGTATAACTTCCTTGACCGGGAGCAGAAACAGTTTCATTGACGCAGTAATTAAGTGGGATATAGTAGTCGTAGTTGCCGTTTTTATCCGAGGTAACCAATCCCGAAGTGATCTGACTAGATAAACCGGGGTCCGAATAAATAGTTGCGGTCGCTCCCGTAACCGTGTTGGTCACGTAGATAGAGCCGTTCGGCACAATTTGCGCAGTAACGCCAGAAGTTCCCCGGGCCAATAGTTGGTTGACCCGGTGGTACCCCGTGGTGGCTTGGCCAAAAGCAAGAATCGGAATGAGAAGCAGCAAGAAAAGTTTATTCATCGGGCCTCGTCCAGATAATGGAGCGCTGTTAGCACGTATGTTCGCCAGTTTCAAAATCTACAGAGTAAGGAACGGAGATCGAAGTGCTTCCTTCGCTGGCTGTTCCTACTTTCCAGTCGGCCTTGCCCCACTTTGCGGGAGTATGTTCTCCATCGTCTTGAGCGTGCTGCGGACCTTCTTGTTCTGTGGTAAGGGAAACGAGTTGTCCTGCTCCCTTAGCTTCGCCTTCGGGGCCAGAAGGGCCGACAGCGGAGTAGTCAGATGGTTTTGAGTTGCGCGGAGATTCGAGATTTCCGCCGAGCACAACGAGATTACCTACGGTCATATTATCCTCTTGATATTGCCGCAGGCGGGAAACCCGGTGCGGGATTTTGTTTTGGTGCAGAATTCAGAGCAGACTTGCTCCACGGGAAGGATGGTTTAGGAGAAGGTTTGTAACTGGGGAGGCCAGCGGGAGAACTGTCCGGAGGGGGAGCGGACCACCCGTTTGGGCGATCTACTCGGAGGTGTGGCTGGAAAGTAATACCGAATAATTCGTACGTACCGTTATTTACAACGTCAGACGACTGCTGTGGCATCTTTCCAATAAATTTCTGACCCGTCGGTGCGTTCCATCGATTCGGCTGGCAAGGGTCGCAAGAGTACTCATCAAGGACCTCGCCGTCATCGTCCGTTATCTGGACAAATAGTTTCACGCTACCCCCAAAATCCGGCCCCAAGGACGTTTGGCAGCCCATACGGCGTCTGAGTTGATGCTTCTGGTTCTGGTTGGAATAGATCGGCTGTTGGCATAATTGGCTGTTCGCTATTTATGATGTTTCCGTTATCGTCCATCCATGATCCGTTCTGCGCCATATAGTCTTCGTTGAAGAGTTCGTTCCATCCTATTTGATCTATGCGGGAGAACATCTCTACGTTGTTTTCGACTATGGCTTGGGTGGCGCGGGGGGCATACCGATTGGGCATCTGAGAGATGACATCGGGTATATCATCGTGGTGATGCGAGACCAAACATTTGGCCCATTCACTATAAAAGACTTCCAGATTAGGTTCTTTGGGAGCCATGCAGGCATTCAAGAATTTTAGACGTCCCTCGGAAATCCAAGGGTACATCGACCGCATTCGGACGCGCTTGGCATCTATTTGATTGTCGGGAGTTACCCAGTCAATATGAGAGCACAACTCAATTACGCGCGCGTCTCTTGTTCTGAGCGCTGTCGAAATAATCGTAGGCTCCAAGAAACGAGACCCGGCGGCATCTTCAATTCCAATAACAAATGGATGCTCTTCTACGGCTAGATCAACTACGGCTTGGGCGAGGGTGGAGTGATTGAAGCGGTCCCGAACAATCTTGCGAACGTATCCGACCGTTTTCTTGTTGCCGGTCTTCTCTCCCTTGGAAGTAAGTTCATCTTCTTCTGTCCAGATAATGGACGCGCCAGTCGAGTAGTCTCTACCTTTTTTCTGGCTGAAAGCAAAATCCCAAAACTGGCAGCAAGGTCCTTCTCGGGGAAGCATCTGATACGGAACAGTAGCCCGGAGCATCATCATTCGGTCAAACTCTACGTCACTCGTAGTCTGGGGGTTCTGGTTAAGCTGCCCCTCTGTGACTCTCTCGTTCTTGGTAAACTTTCCGACGAAGAACGAGTACGTAATGAGGTTGGGAACAAGCAGGGAGCAACCCTCTTCCCCTGCTTCTTGGTACGTTACAGGGCGACCCTCTCTAGACAGCTTATCAATTATTTCCGGCTTAATCTGACAGGCTCTACCAATAACAATGTCAACATTGAAGGTCTTGTTGTGCAGCTTCTTCCAGTTTGGACCTTCTTGGACTACTTCAATTTCTCCGTTGTTTTGGAACTTGTCTACTAATTTTCCGTAGTGATCCATTTCGTGGTATCTAGTACCAACGAATTGCAGAAAATACCCATCCCCGCCAGGGACTAGCAGGTTTTCTACTAGGTCTAACTTTTCGGAAACACTTTGACACTGCGTTTCAGTTTCTGTGTTTTTATCAGAGACTGCGTCATCCGCTTTGATGACCTCGTAGTGTTGTCCGGATTTTGTTTTTCCCACGGACGACGCCGTTACTGTCGCCTCTTTGCGTTTTACCTTTTTGCGGGACCACACTGGGCAGGTAAAGACATTTCCTTTGCGCATATCCTTTTCTGGGCAGCAGTATTCTGGCCAGAATAGATTCATCAGAGTAGGTTCATCTTCTCTTAGAACAAAGAATGCTTTTACCTCTGATACGAAGCCAGAAGACAAGCTGGCCTCGGCTGTTAGGTACAGAAGTCGTATGTGGGGGTACGCCAATACCCATTGAACCGTGTCAATATGATCCGACCAGCTCTTGGCACATCCGCGAGGCCACAGCAATACTCTTGTTTTAACTTTGCTGAGTTTGTGGATGGGAGTCTTGGGGTCCTTTTGGACATACATATCGAAAACAACGTCATAGGTCGGGTCGAGAAAAATATTATCTGCGACGGGTTTAATTTCTCCCGTTGTGCTGAGAGAAATGATGTCCCATAAGAAGTATTTAGCCAACCACTTGATATCAAAAATACACCGCCGACGAACTTCTTTCCCCACCCGCGAGTTGGGTACGTGATCTACTCCCAACTTCATCTCGTTCTCAAGATCAGGTCGTATTTCTTGCAGAAAGTTATACAGGTCTTCGTTTGATATCAGGGAAGCTCCTGAATAAAATTCCTCTGGGCGGCTGTCGAGCAGGTTCGGATCTGTCCCATTCTTTATGATGAGTTCGTCAAACCGGTCTAAATTGTCCATTATTTGGATTACTTCTTTCCTTTGCGACTTTGCCCGGACTCGGACAGCGCCACAGCGATTGCCTGTTTTGGATTCGTGATCTTGGGTCCTTTCTTGGACCCTGAGTGCAGTTTTCCTGCTTTAAATTCTTTCATCACGCCCGTAACGGCTTTTTGCTTTCCAACTTTAGTAGTTGGTTTTCGGGTTGGCATAACCAGTTCCTTTTTCGTTCCTTAAATCTTGAAGAATTGCCGCAGCGAATGCCGCTTCGTTCTGATGCTCAAGTGCTACTGATTTATACCCGTTAAGCTGGGCGTTTCGAGCGGCCACCAGCGATTTTTGCCGGTGTCCACCCACAAACAATCTGAGTCTTTCCAGAACTTCGAAAGTCATGTATCTACCAAAGTCCGAGTGCTTTGTTCCCTACTTTAGCGCCTAGCTCCGCGAACGGACCCACTTTTTTGTACCAAGGTTCCGGCAGGAAGTAACGTCTAGTTAAGTCGTCGCTCACTCGCTGAGCGTCCCCGGCAATATTATCTCCACGGTCCAAGATACCGGCTGCATGATCCAAAATCTGACCGATAGCTTTACGCTTGAGAAGCTCGTCTAGATCGTATCCAGCTTGGGAGTAATTAGATAGCAGGGGTTGTGCCGCTGCTATCGTTCGTTGGCCCTCGTTAAGAGTTCCGGTAGCGGCCTGCGCGGTTCCGGTAAGAGCATTAGCTGTTCCGGACAGGGAATCTGCGGTGCGGCTGAGGCGGGACGCTGCAAATCCAAACTGATCCATAGCGGCGTTTACGTGTGGAATTGCAGACCGTTCCTGAAGCTGAGTGGTTACAACAGCGTCCCCGATCTTCACCGCAACTTTGTTTATTTCGTGCAGAGTTCCTCGGGGTCCACTTATCGCGTCAAGCGTTGGTTTGAAATCGGGCGCTGAATTCCCCCACTTATCTATCGCCACAATTAGGTGTTGAGTTAGTCCCACGCTTCCCCAAACAGAGAGACTAAGAAGGACTACCAGGACGAAGTAGAGAGAGGCAAGTTTGGGGGTCATATTTATCCCACAGAAATGGGCGCTCCCGAAGAAGCGCCCGTTGTTATTAGGCAGCGGCGGTGCCATTCAGTGCGTTCAAGAACGACACAATACCATTTGCTGCGCTTTGAATTTCAGTTGCGGTAGGAACAGCCAGACCTGCGGACTTGGCGTAGGCCAACACCGAAGGTGTAACCGCAGCGGTAACAGCCGCCAACTTCTGAGTTCCGGTTCCGTTCTGCACAGCAGCACCCGCAGCGAGAGCCTCGGTCTTCAGAGCCTCTGTAATATACGTGTTTGCCAAATTGATGATGCCAGTCAGACCGGGATCGACAACCTCGACTACGGCCTCGCCGCTAGCGACAACTGCCTGACCCTTAGCGCTGCCTACCCACTCGAAAACCTTCTTGATGTCTCCACCAAACGTACTTAGAACGCTTTTAAAACCCATGTTAATCTCCTGTTTTGGTTGTGTTACATTACTTGCAACGGGATCCGCCACAGGCGTCCCGGTAGAAATTGCGGTCATCGTCACAGCGCTTGCGGACGGTGCCTTAGTCTTGAAGGGCCACATTACTGCGCCTTCGCGGCGGTGGGGACTGGCCCGCTAGTCGATACATTGACTACAGCAGGATTGACTAAAGCGGGGATGTTGGGGTCTGCCTGGACGTAGTTCTGATTTGTTCCCAGCACGATGCGAACGATAGTCGTAGCGCAGACCACGCCCGCTCCGAGAATCGTCCACAGCCAATTGTGCGCCGGGGCCTGCATCGCCACTACGGCCAGAAATCCTGTCAGCGCGGAAGAGACTGCTTGAGCCGACCCAGCATACCCAGCGGCGGTAGAACGCCAATCATTGCCAATAAGAATATTCATGTTACATCCCCTGTGGGGCCGCAGTAGCAGGAGCCGGACCGGCGGGTGCTGCTTGAGGTGACACAGCGGGAGCAGCTTGTGCCGACCCGTTGTCGGGAATTGTGTTTTGTAGATTTGCCATGAGCGAGGCTTTGTCGGCCATCATGTCGGGATCACCAGGAGTGACTGACCCGTCCTCGTTTTTGTAGTGGTGTGTTACTTCGTGCCCTCCGTGAGGGTAATGACGGATGTGGGTCTCATGAATGCGACCTGATTTCTTGCTAGATTTCTTTCCGGACTTTCCGCCCATTCCGGACTTAGCGCGCGACTCTGCCATAATTATTCCTTTGTCCAGATAATGGACGGGTTATGTTACTTGATTGCTTTCTTCAGAGCGTTCTTTGCGCCTTCTGGAGTTGAACTTTTTACCTTGACTTTGATTTTGACGGAGCCGATTTTCTTCTCGGATTTCTCTTCGGCCTTAGCGGACTTCTTTGCGGACTTTTCCGCAGTTTTAGCGGACTTCTTTACATCCTTCATATCTTTTGCCATGATTTTCCTTTGTAGGTTTTCGTTAGCGAATTCTACGAGCCGTGATGGTGCCGTACACCGTCTCAGTTCCCGCAGAGAATGTACCCTCAGCCGACCAGGACCCAGACGGTGGTCGCGGCTAGTCCGGTACCTGCGGATAGGCCAAAATGGAACAAGGCCCCACCCAAACCAGATACATTATATTGATTAGCAAATAGAGGGGCAGTATCTCCGGTCATCTGTCCAGTCAAAGCGAGAGGTAACGTTGTCTGCGCGGGGACTACAAACCAAGTCGCGCCATTATCAATGCTTCCTTCTAGAACCCAAGTAGGACCAGTTGCCGCTCCCCCGTTTCCTACGATGGTAACTTGACCCCGGTATGTTTGGGACATATCTGGAAGCCCAAAAACTACAGGGGTGTTCAATGCGGATATTGATCCAACATTTTGTGCTACACGATCTTTGACGACAAAAGTTGCCATGCGATCCTCTACAACTTAAAATGTTTTCTAATAAGTGCTTTGATAGCACTTACTTGCGCTTGGTAGTGTACTCGGACAGAATCCTCGGCCACATCACGAGCAGCCAGAGAATCGCCCAAAAAGTTGTTCAAGTCGGTCTCGATTTCCTTGATCCAAAGACTCCGATCAACCGCGAACAGAACCGCTAGAACAAATAGAACGCCACATACTGCTTCGATGAGAGTGTCCATTTGGTCTCCGTGCGGGGGTCCGAAGACCCCCGTGGGTTTGATTGGTTAGATGCGGTCGATGCTCAACTCTGTAACCACAAAGGACGTGGGAACGGTAGTAGCAAACGTGAACGACGGATAAAAGTTCAGATCGTTCTGGTTCAAGCTGGCCACGGTTGCAGCCGTATTTGCCGTGGAAATGCTGACACCCTTCTGATAGGTGGTAGCTGCGTTCGCAATAGCCAACTGTTTGGAAACAGAGTCCCAAACATACTGTGCGGACAAGATAATGGTTCCAGAGGTGCTGTTAGCAGCCGTCGAGGTTCCGGTAATCATCTTGGTAACGCCGGTTCCGGTCAGGGCTGTAACCACGCTGTATGCAGACGAAGTAGGTCCGCCCGCAAGAACCGCATTGGTTGCCTGATACAAGTTCACTAGAATGCTGGTGTTAACCGAAGCAGCCGTGGTGAACTTGAGGGCCAACTTGATCTCAAACGGGTGGCCGTCATACACAGACCCAGCAATATCAGGAGAGGGAGTAACATACAGCACGCTGGGGTAAGTAGACGTGGATAGGGGGAAAACGGGAGAAGGCAGTCCGGGATAAACTCCGGAAGCAGTAGGGGCGATGAGCGCCTGTTCGGTACCGGCAACATACGAAGTTACAGTAAGAGGATAGTTCTGGAAGCCGACTGATGTGTCTTGACGAGCCATTGTGTTGATTCCTTTGGATGTAGGTTGGGGATGGTAGTGCTTTAGGACCTAGTGGCCCCGGCGCAGTATCGTACTGCCCTTACCTTGGCCTCATGAAGAAACTCATGGCCGAGATAGTTGTCCATTATCTGGACGAAACTTAAGCCCCGATAGCCATAAGGCATCATCCTCATCAAACTCGGGATCACATTTGACCGCTTGGAGCCTAGTGGGAGACTCGAACTCCCGCGTTTTAATGGCAGTTTACAGAACTGCTGCTGTCGCCGCTGAGCCAACTAGGCAAAACTAGCCAAGAAAGATTGCTCCTCGTCTTCAAGACTTACCCATTTCAAACCAGAAGAATCAGGAAAAATAGAAGCTGTTTTCTTTTCCCATCTTTCTTGGTCTTCAATAAACTCGACAAAGATATCCATGTGTTTATCACACAAAGTTACTGAATGCCCTTCGGGGAGTGATCCGTCAGCGTTAGCCACTGCTACTGCTACTGCTGGATTTCCACATACTCGACACGGAAGCTCGACCAGAGAATAAAAATCAGACGGTTTTCCGTATTTGGAATATTTCTGATCGAGATACTCGGTGTAATGTTTTCTACTCTCTTCGATTGTCATTTCTCGACCTCAAAAACAGTATACCACACGAATCTCAGTTTGTCAACATTTATTTCAGAAAAACTTTGGAGGTGGTTCGGAGATTTCAACTCCGTTATTCGTCCTTACCGAGGACGCTCATCAGCAGCAATGATTAACCACCTTGTCCCGAACGGCCAGAGGCTAGAACAATCTCGGGGTTGACCTAGCCCCCTCTCGCCGGGTATCAAGAGGACCGAGCCTTGGGGCCTGATCGGAGAATCTAACTCCGGTATTTGGGATACGAATCCAACGCTCTAACAACTAAGCTAATCAGGCAAAACCCCCTGTATGGCACCTTAACCCACGATATGGACCTATACATAGTCCATTATCTGGACGAAGTTGGCTGGGAGAGAGGGCCTCGAACCCCCATACAGAATTTCTTCTTGCCGGAGTCAAAGTCCGGTGCCTTACCTACTTAGGCGATCTCCCGTTAAAATTCTTTCCTTCATTCTTTTCATCATTTTTCGAACTGCATTATCACTGACACCTAGACGACGACCAACAGCACAGAAATTTGTTTCTGTCGTTTCTTTCTCTAATTCTTGTAAAGAGGGCCATTCTATCTTCCGAAGCTTGCGGCCTCTTTCCACGTTTTTGCCGGAGCATTCGCGGCAACGTTCGCTTTTTCCTGATACTTTTTTACCGCAATCTAAACAATTTCTACGCTCGGCTCTGTGTCTCACGTTTCGCCCAGCAAAAGTAGAAAGTTGACTGTTGCAGTTGGGGCAAACAAATCTTAAATTGCTCAAACGATGGTCATTGTAGATTCCATTTTCGTGGTCGAGAATCAATACCAAAGCTTTCTCGTGCCACTCAGGGAGCATACCACAAACAGCACATTTGTATTCGAGAAGACTTTCTTTCAGAATTCTAGTTCTAGCCAGTTGTCTTGGGTATGAAGATTTTTCAACAAATATCTCCTCCGTCGGAATTCTTATTTTCTTTCTGGCTTCGTCTTGACGTTCTTTTCCGTTAAAATGCGCTAGGCTTATTCCTTGCTCCTCACACCTCCTTTTCACGGTGCTCCAATTATCTCCAGCCCTTCTTAGACCAAAGAAATCGAGAATCTCTTTTCCACTTGTACTTCCAGCAACCAGTTTTTCAAATTCAGGTTGCGACATCCTCCATATTGGACTTCTCTTAGATCGTGCTTTGACCACGAATATACCCCCAAAACTTGGCTGGGCCTGTTGGTCTCGAACCAACCCTTGTCTTCGTTCAGAGCGAAGTGCCATACCTACTAGGCGAAGGCCCAACTTAAACTGGCTGGCAGAAGGGGCCTCGAACCCCTATACAGTGCAACCGCTTGCCTACTTAGCGTATCTGCCATCAATTGAACAACTTGGTCGCCTCGACGGGAATCAAACCCGCGTTCATACCTTGAAAGGGTAGTGTCCTGTCCCTAGACGACGAGGCGGTGGCGGTCACGACGAGACTCAAACTCGCATCGTACTCCTCGACAGGGAGGCGTCTTATCATTAGACTACGTGACCGAATTGGTTCGGGGAGGCGGATTCGAACCGCGCTATTCCTGAAGCGTTATGAGCGCTCAGGCCATACCAACGGACCCCCGTCTAAAACTTTTTGTAAATCCGGCGAAGCATTAGCCAGGAGTCAAAACAAAACGCCAAGCAAACTACCGCCACTATCCCCATTGCAAAATGATATTGGGGGCCCTGAGAAGCCACCAGTCGGGGCTAAACCCAAACAAGTACACATCGTGCGGCATCTCGCCTTTCTGGTTCTATAAAATGGTGCGCGCAGAGAGAATTGAACTCCCGATGCTCTTAGAGCGGCTGGGTTACGGCCAGATGGACGCCATCGTCCGCTACGCGCAAAATGGAGGATCGCCAGAGGGTTCAACTCTCATCCTTTTCAGGAGCACTCGTTTTCAGGACGAGTCGCCGAAACGTCGGCAGGACGATCCAAAACTGTGAGACCCCTTGTCCTAATAAGGGACCACGGCTATGTCTGCTGCCGGGTTCTCAAAGCAGCGCCGACCTCAGTTCTAATGACCATCCCGATTCAACTGAGACTTTCGGGTGGACGCCCGTTGAGGGACAATTGGCGGAAGCGGAACGACTTGAACGTTCACAACCTTTCGGTCTTGCGGCCTTAGCAGAGCCGTCCTGTACCATTGAGGCACGCTTCCGTAAAAAGGTATGGTACGGTCCACTAGTAGGACAACCCGGGTTCAGGTGTTAACCCCTGCCCGTGCTCCGTAGAACTTGGTGCCGATGGCCGGAATCGAACCGGCACCCCGAAGGACTGGGATTTGAATCCAGCGCGGCTTCCAATTACGCCACATCGGCAAAACTTGGTAGGCGACCGGGGAGTCGAACCCCGAAAAGTCTGATTCTAAGTCAGATGGATTTGCCAGTTTTCCTAGTCGCCCATAAAACTAAACTTGGAGGTCAGGAGGCGAGTCGAACGCCCCAACAACTGTTTTGCAAACAGTCCCTTAGCCGATTAGGTTCCTGACCGTGGTGCGAGTAACCGGTGTCGAACCGGCCCTGAACTGGGTTTAAGCCAGACGCCTCTTCCAACGTGGGCTATACTCGCATATCTTTCAGGTACAGATTTCATAAACTTTCACCCAGGATTGTAATTGAACGGGTGGCGTTTCCGAGATAATCTCACCAACGCGTCCTTCTTGCGTATCAAGAAAAGTTCTAGTGCTTCCATCGGTGGCTATAACCACGTTCCACATGGGGAAAGAATTTTCCGAACTCCTAACACTTACTCCACCCTCCCAAGGGCCTACTTCTATCGTCGGGGATATAAACACCACGACCTCCTAGTCCATTTTCTGGACTAAATACATTATATCACAGTTTTGGCGGTTGTCAACCTAGAAGTACAAATATTTTTTCCACCGAGCGTCCTCATCAAGGCCCACAAGTCGCAACAACATACGCGACGTGTGAATCGTTAAACGACCGGGAATGTGCAACAAAGGCATCCCCGCTTCTTCTGGAGTCCGGTCGCCCTTCTTTGTATTGCAAGAGCGGCAGCAGGCGCAGAGGTTATCCCACGCGAACGGCCCGCCACGACTCTCGGGCAGAACGTGGTCCAGCGTGAGCACCACTTTAGTCGGTTTCCCATTGATAACCCGAGTGGAGCCTTCTTTTGCTCCGCAGTACTGGCAGAGGTAGTGGTCCCTGGCGTAGATGTTTGCCCGAGTAAGTATGCTTATCCGGACCGGAATTTTTTTATAGTTCCGAAGTCTGATCACGCACGGTAGGGGGATTCCCGGATAAACCTCGACCCCATAATCCTCTTCCGCAACTGCCGAACCTTTGACCAGTAGCTTCAAAGCGTTCTTTGCCCGGGTGATGCTCACCGGCTCATACGACGCATTCAAAACAAGTACTGCCTTATTGACAAGAGACAACGGTTTCTCCTTGTTTGGGACTGAAACCATTATACCACAGTGTCAGCAAATTGCAACAAATATCTGATCGATAGGCCCACTATTTGGACGAATCTACTCGGTTGACCAAAATAATGGTCTGTGTCCGTCCCACTAGATTTACGCAGTCTTCGGGATTTCGACCCTCATAGTCGTGTCCATCCCCTTCTTCTCCAAACACAATATCACTGACTTCTCCATCCGGCCAGACGTGTTTAAGAGTTCCACCCTCCTTATCAACTTTTAGGGTGATAAAATCTTCGCCATTGATCTTGGCCCTACCAATTTCCATGTTTCCAGTAATGGATGCTTGGGGCGCTCCAGTAGTTCTCCGGGTTCTACCTTTGGCCTTGATCCGTATAGGATCGCCAATCACCGCGCCACCCCGCTTCACAACAGGCCCCCCGCAAGTACATGGAAAATCCGGACCTTTGCGATACGAGCATCCTTCTTGGTGGTACTCGGGTTCAAGACCAGTCTCGCGTTCGGTGTAGAGAACCGCATCTCCTTTTGCATCGAACCACATGATCCACTGGTTTTTATCGCGGGCAGGTTCGATGTATCCGAGAAACCCGCTACCATTATCTCCGTATTCGGAGACAATTACGCCTTGCTTACCTTTTCCTATTTGCATTGTTTTCCTTCCGCCGCGTAGTGGTCGTTGTTGCTCTACGTCAGCATTCAATGTTTCCATTATTGGACTACTACCATATGGTTGCAAAAGCCCCCGAGTTTGCCAGTCTTTTCATATCCCGCTGCCACAATCTACCGTGCCCAGTATATACTGATTTTCTCTTGCCCAAAACTCTTAGATGTAGATGACACATTTCATGGAGCAGGGACTGAAGAGCCCGACATTCCGCTCCTAATTTTTTCATCGCGGGGTTAAGAGCAATCTCTGTTTCTTCCAGAGTATGGTCCCAGACAAGAAGTTGAGCCATCCTCCTCTTTGTGGTTTTTCTACTCCAAATTACCGCAGCACCCACAGGAAGGATATTACCAAAATATCTTTTGTTAAAGAGAAGGTAGTTTTCCTTTAGCCACTTATTTGTCATTTGGTTAGGTACTCCACCAATTTAGGATTGTCCTTTAGGACTTGGAGCAGAACAGGAGCGACGGCGTTGACGAACTCCTCGGTCATCAACTTCTCTTCCCCTTCGTACGCTCCGGTGAATGAAGGATATGTACAGGCATGAAGAAGTTCGTGAAGAACGATCTCCTGCGATTTGGTCTTCCTCATATTCTTCCGAATCCGGATTTCATTCGCGTCGAAGTCCGTATCGCCCAAAGCCTCGGGCATCTCTTCCCCTGTCTTTCGGACAACTGAGTAGACGTGTGGCCCGACCTTGATCGTGTGGGGAATAACCATTAGACGGCCTTCGAAAATAACTCGGCTTCCCACTGCCGACGGCGGGTCAACCCCGAAACAGGAACCAATACTCCGTTGACATGGGATTTGTTGTACTTCAGAATCTCGGGGGGAACAGCTTCGTACTTTCCTTGATTGAGTCCAGTTTCGGACACTAGATTCAGGAGAGTTCCGCAACCCAGATTATAACAGAAGGATACTAAAGCGTCGAACTGGTTCTGGTTCAAGGGTACTCGGATACGGGAAACGAAGACCTCGGCTTTGGATATCAGGTCAGACTCAAAATCCCGGATAGCCTGTTCTTCCGTCTCCGGTTCTTCGGTACCATTCAAGGGTCCCCTATGAATCAGATGACCAACCCCAACAGTAGCATTCCCCGAGAGATCGTTGTACGGGGTTAGACGAATACCCTCAAACTCGGCGATCTGCTTGGCAGCGGTTGCAGAGGTATTCATCGACTACTCCGAAGAGAGGACGGCGCGGCATCCGGTACCGGACTTGTTGCTGTCAAAGCCTGGATGATATAGTAGACAGCCTTCTCTAGTTTCTGGTTGGTGCGTCTCTCTACGGAAAGGTTTTTAGTTTCGTTTTTAGTTTCCCGGTCGAGGTTGGATTGGGTTTGGCGTTCTTGGTTTTCGAGGAGTACGATCTGTACTTTCAAATCCGCTATGTCCTGCCGCCGGCCCCAATACCCAAACCCGCCTAAGCAGAGGATGAGAACCACACCGGCGGTTCCTAGAATCGTCTTCATGGTTCCTCCTGTTCAAAACTGTTTACTACTTAAATACGGGAGTAATTAAATAAACAACATTTTGCTATATATTTCGTTTTATCCACACGGTGGAGAGGGTTAACTAAGTTGTTGATTCTAAACAAAGTGAGGTTTACTGATTAGTAAACGATTTTTGATAAAACCGTATTTTCCTCTCCTTGGTACCCTTTTGGGACCCCTTAAAAAGGAGAGGAGTGTTGCTAGGTCACGTAGCCTCCCCACGGCATGGCCAAGGGGGTAGGGCCGGGGGCTAGTCAAACTCTTTCTAGGGACCCCTGTCTATCCTAAGTGTTTTCAGTAGCTTACACTCAACTCTCGCTCTGTATCATACCACCCTCTGAGCGGCTATCAATAACTATTGTCGCCATATTGTCACACTCTGTCTGTAAGTGATTGATAACAAATGGTCGATTGCAATCTGTAGATGTCAAACAGGGTTTATCGGCCGTTCGCCCGCTCGGATACTGTGTGCCGCACAGTAAAAGGTATGTCCATGTAACCCCGCCCTACTTACCCCGCCCTACTTACTCCCGAGTACAGACAGCGGCCTAGAATCCGGCAGTTTGGCTTTACGCTTTGCTCTTGGACGTGCCTTAACCCGTTTAGATGCCAGCAACTGCCTAGTTGCCTCTAGTATCTGATCAACGGTAGACGTATCGCTCTCTATGATTCTAGTGAGGATTATCTCAGCGCGTTGTGTTTGGGTAATTGGCATTGGATTAGACGTTCTGAGAGCGTTAGGACAGAGCTGGTGAGGGATTACCTATAGGTATCTTGCCAGCTGAGCGAGTTTACAGGGCAGGATTGGACCGTTGCAGTCCAGTCTATGAAGCGTAGGAACACATTAGAGTGTGGCCGAGTGTCCTGCCCTGATACGATGCGGATTGTGTCCCGCTATTAGGTCTAATGCTAGAGTGTGGCCGTTTGGCTCAGTAGTCCATTATTCGGACGGATTGAGAAAATTGTTTAACGCGTCTTTATTGGGGATGAGCCACTTTTCCACAGCCTAGACGAAAATAACGCTTGACGTGGTTTTCGGAATCGGTCATAGTTGTTTCATCCTCAAGTGAGGGGATGGAGAGCAGGGACACAATGGCACAGTCTAAGGTTGCAACGATTCGATTGTTTATCGCCGGGTCTCACTGCATGGATGAGAACTCACTCCGCGATTATCACACAGCGCGTAAAATCCGCGATACTGTGCATATCAAAGGTATTGAGCGGAGAATTGCAGCGGTCAAGCATATCCTCAACGCATACCGGATTATCCTTGCAATCGGCGTGAACGATTCGGGCGAATACTGTATTACGCTTTGCAATGGCGGCAAGTTGCTCAATCTGTAGCCTGAACGTATCGTTTCAACGGTTTACAACAAAACCGCATAAGCGCATACCTTATGCGTCAAAGGAGAAAACATAATGGAGATGAAACGCAAAGTGGACAAGGAAATACCCCGGCCTCCATCAATCAAACTGAGGGATTATTTCGCAGCACTTGCAATGCAGGCGATCATCGGCAGGAGAAGCCTGGACACGGACATGAACATTTTCTGCAAGATCCTTGACGAGTTCTACCCTGAAAACATATACGCGGGAGAGAACTTCGACGAGTTCGTGGCCGTCCATGCAGCACTGAGACACGCGAAAGCGACCCTGCTGAGAGCGAATGGAGGAACTGAAGGTGCAATATCCCACTAAACCGCTAGCCCGGAGCGTTATCCGGGTGAGCCGCTACCAGCGGCAGGGAGAATGAAAAATGGCGCATAAGGTATCAGCAGGGTACGTTAGGATGGCCAAACGTATGCAGAATATTAAGCCGTGGGATGGGGTCGGCGCAGTAGATCATTCAGCCACGACGGAGATGGCTGATTGCTTTATCCATGGGCCCTGGGAGTTGAATCTCGGGCACTGCCCTCTATGTCCTAAAACTCAGATCATTGCACGTACCGGAGAGAGGAAAACAACTGAATATCTGATCAAGCCTCACGGCACAGCAAGGGAAGGGACAACACAATGAGCGATAACGTAGCAGTATTGGACGGATACACGCTTGAGGCAGTTGCAATGTCTGACAATGGCGATCTGTATCTACTAGTCAAGCCGGGAACAGACTTTGACGATACGTTCCGGGCATGGGATACAGACAATCAAGAGTTTGTTACCGTCGATGGCTGGATGTTCCACATCGAGGCAGCGTGAGTGTTTTCGGGTGGATCGTGGACGGATACAATGCGGCCCGGAACCTGCAATACTCCCGGCTGGTGGCATTTACACTGGCAGTAATCAACCTGATTGGATGAGAGGGGTTAGCCATGAAAATTGGGGACAGAGTACACGTCAACACTGACTCGGAAGAATGGGGACGTGTGGCAAGTGACGCAACCATTGTGGATGTGTTTGGGGACGGGGTTCAGGTGGAAGTGGATAGCATCCGGGCGACGATCACCGTAGACGCGCCAGACGTTAGTCCCGTCAACGTTTATTCTCGCCACCCTCACCGTAGCGCGTAGTCGAAACCAGTCCGAATACTGGACTGGTCTACCGGATTCCCGCCCGGTACTGAAGAGACAGGGAAGAGAGGAACTATCATGTACGTATCGCCCAACTTTGCAAGCAAGAAAGCTTTGAAGGATGCACTAGCAGCGGGCCAGACCGTTAACGTATTCTCGCCCGGGCCATGACTATGACAGCTTAGAACAGGCTTTTCAGATTGCAGCGTCAAGGCTAGGCATTAGTCCAAGAGATTTGCAAGCGGCGCTATGGGTACATGCGAGAGGAAACGCGGAATGATAGTCAATCACTGGAGCAAGCAAGCCGATTTAACGGCCACTCTACCCGAGTTTGCCGGTACTGGTATCCGTGGCGCGGAACGTGACCGCGCACAAGTCAAGGGTACATATTTTGGTTTACCGGGATACCGGGAGCCCGCTGTGCAAGCGAATCGGACCCGGTACGTTGCTGAATTGGACTCGGAAACACTCTACAATCTCGATTCTGACGTGTTGGGTTTAATCCTTACGGCGCAATCGACGGCCAGACAAACAGAGAATAACGCACGGTACGAATTCGAAAAATTAGTACTTGACAGCGGGTTTGTTGGGTACTATGCTCAAAATGTAGTCAAAGTGTTTGTACCTGTACAGGTACAGAAAGTAGGATGAAATGACACTTAAACAGGCAGCATGGCGCGGCCAGGCGGACATAGTAAACTCTGCATGGTCAGAATACCAGAACAGGGAAGAGTATCCTAATGCTCTGGTACTCAAGCCGGGCGCACGGAATATCAGCAAACGGGCGCGGCATCCATTCGGATGGATAGCTCTCGCCGTGATAGTGTTGGCCGTACTTTGCCTTTTTAGCTAAAGTCTCACGGCGCAACCGGTCCGGACGGTTACCGGGCATACAGTAACGGCGCACAGCGTCTAAGGACGTGGCAAGAGCGCAGAAAAGAGGAAACATGGTACACATTCAACTGGTTCAAATGTTGGCGGAACACGGTGTTAAAGCCTATATGCGCGGTGGATACATTTTCGCGCTCGCCTGCTATCAGGACGTGGCAGGGTACGTGCATGAGGACTGGATTCGGATGCGTCCGAGTTTGAAAGTGGTCCGGGCTTTTCTCGGATACTAGTCTGAATAATGGACAAACCAAACAGCCTTACGGCGCAGTCGAAAGGGAATTATGCCGGAAACTGAGAAAGCAATTGCAGCGTGGCATGAACTGGAAAAAGAGCAGCGCCTCTTGAGAGTGGCCCTCTTGGAACAATCGGACGCCGAGGGCAGACTCCAAACGGCAGAATCGGGCCGGGAGTGGGCTGAGACGGCGGTCGAATACGCAGAGACTAACGCAAGGGTAATCCGCGCAAGGTCGCGAATTCGTATCCTCACCGGGCGAATTCACTTCTACTCTCAAACTGTAACCTCGTCCAGCTAGCACTTTACCGGGGCCGGATACGTTACCGGCCAAACAGGAACGTGACTCAGGCACGGATAGTGCTGGCAAGAGTCAAGAAAGGGGCAAAACATGGGAGCGGGATTGAGCGAGGAACGAGAATACCAGATTGTCTACCGCGAATTACACAAAATTCAGCGGGAGCTGGACGCGGCGGGAGTAAAATCGTTCTACAAGGCGGGCAATTTGCGGGGCTTCGATACTACCGGCACGAAAGACTTTCACATCTGGGTCAAACGTCAGAACGCATCAAACGGCGAATGCTGCCTGTATCCTGTTGCGACCGTGCAGCTTGAGCCATCCACACACGGGGAACGCAACGTCCTTTACTTTGGGCAGTTGCCGTGGATGCCGGGGCCGAGTTTTGAAGCGGACGGCAAGCCTTTGATTATCAATCACTTCAAAGCATAGTCCATTATTCAGACAACGTACCGGCCCGTATGACCGGAACACAGGAAAGGCTCTCAGTAGCTAAGGCTATGGCAAGAGAGCGGAAAGGATCAAAAATGCACAGCAAAGTTGTCAATCCATACTTTCCGGGGCAAGAGCATTATTTCAACCTATCGCCACGAGGCAACTGGCGAGCGAACATTGTCTAGTTTTCCACAACTTTCTTCAATTGTCTCTTGACAGTTGAATCCTCACGGCGCAGTATTAACACAGTACCAGAAAAGAGGAACCAAAATGCTTTCAATCGAACAGCTAACAGTCGTAGCGTACACCACGGACGGCGGGATTCTCTGCCGGAAGTGTGGAGAGAAAGAGGGACTACCGGCTTCGGACGCGCTCTGTGCGTACTCTGCCGGGGAATATGCCGGAAACGAGGGACTGTACTGCGACGAATGCGGGCATGAGATCGACCCGCCATATGAATGGGATTGCCCCGCGTGCGGCACAAACTACTCCGGCGATGAAGCCGTGGACGCCGAAAACGAAGCGCACCGGGACGAGCACTCGAAGTGCTGCGAGGAATGCCCCGGCGACGAAGAATCGGAGGATGAAGACTAAACCGGCCTAGGGCCGTAACCTGCCTATGTCCAGTCTCAAGTCTGGAATGAGAGAACAAGGGAGAGCGGAGGAGTTATGAGAATCGACGACGCCGAACCGGCCCAATGGGTCGTAGTGGAAAACGATGAATATGAACCTGTCGTGCGGTATTTTGTCAAGAAAGCCGCTGCTGAAAAGGTTTATGATGAGTACAAGGCTGCCCGGAACGGCGTAGTATTGGCTCAGATCGTTGCGCAAAATTCGTAATCCATTATCCGGACAGAATCCACACGGCAAAACAGGAGGAACCGTGACCAACAAGCGAGTGAAAATATGGGGCGGGTGGGGGCGGGAAACTACCTGCACGTTAACAATTGACGATCAAGGTTTTGGTGTGATTGACGAAAACGCACGGCGTGCTTTTATGCGAGGGCAGTGTCACGCGCTGGCGATAGCTCTGCACAGGCTGGCAGGAGGAACGATCAAGGGAATCGGCAACCTTTGGGACGACCCAGACTCGCCTAGTCACTGCGTCGTATACTACCCAAAGTTGCGCCGGTACGTGGATATAAAAGGGGCGTCGAAGAGCGCGCCAAAATTGAACCACCAGAAAACCAAAGTCTGCAACCGGCACATTACGGAGAGAACGGCGCGCGGGGAATTGGTGGGGTACCTCGAACCTAACATTTCAGCGGCCCTGCCCTTCGCCCGTACCATCATTCGTGACCTGGGATTGTAAGTTTTCCACAATTTGCACTTGACAACAGTCCGGTTCTGGAGTACACTGAAAACAATCAAGGGAGGAAACAATGACAACAACAGCAACAGCAACATTCGCAGAACGTATCAACCCGCGCTACTTGGGATACAGCCCGAAAATGACCGCGATTGTCGGCGCTATCATCGGCCACGACTACGGAGTACGCGACTCACGCGGCGGACGGCTCACCGGCTTGTCTATCACTTCGGATGGATATGTCACGGCGCACTCAACAGCAAGTGACGGCGGCGGAGCCTTCCTTGGGAGCGCGGACGACCTAGAGCGGAACGTCGAAGAGATTAGCCTCCATCTGCACGATGCAGCCAGCGACGAGGATGCCGAAGAATTTGATCGGCTGTACAAGGCGAGCGTCCGCGACTGGAGGAATTAGTCCATTATCTGGATTAAGCTGTGCGTGAGCACAGTAGGCGGCATGGGAAAGGACTAGCGGTCACACCTTTAAGCGGGTGCCCAACCGAAGTAGCGCCCTACCTGGCCAGGATGCCGCCTACTCTGCCCAGGAGCAGAACATGGAGGAAACATGATCGGATTCAAAGGTTTTGACAACACCTTGAAGTGCCGAGATTTTCAGTATGAACTCGGCAAAACCTACACCCGCAAAGGTACCGTGAACCTCTGCTTTTCAGGTTTCCACTTCTGCGAAAACCCGTTTGATGTTTGGTCGTACTACGGACCAACGAATCGGTTCGCGCAAGTCGAGGCCGAGGGAGTTTCGAAGCAAACCGAAAGTGACAGCAAACGGGTTGCCAAAACCCTGCACATCGAGGCAGAACTCACGTTGCCCGGTTTTATCGGTGCAGGAGTTAAATTCATCCTCGATAAAGCGGACTTCGAAACGTCAGCCACGAACACCGGCGACCGCAGCGCGGCCACGAACACCGGCAACTACAGCGCGGCCACGAACACCGGCGACCGCAGCGCGGCCACGAACACCGGCTACCAAAGCGCGGCCACGAACACCGGCAACTACAGCGCGGCCACGAACACCGGCAAAAACGGATTTGCGATCAATACCGGAGTTGAAGGTAAGGCTTCTGGCGCTCTCGGGTGCTATCTCACTTTGGCAGAGTGGGGATACGCTAACGGAGAATACAAACTTATCACGGCTAAAACGGCTAAGGTAGATGGCTTGAAAATCAAGGCTGACACCTTCTACACCTTGAAGGGAGGAAAGTTCGTAGAAGCTGCCTGACGAGTCCCTTGGCCCGGACGAAAGCGGCAAACCGGCCGCTAGCAGTAGCCAAAAAGGAGAACACATGGCAATGTCAAAGAAGGATTTCATAGCTCTCGCGAACTCGGTGCGCGGCCTTCAACCTCTCAACGGTCAGGGAACAATCCTGGCTCAGAGAGCCGAAGATTGGGGTCGCTTGGTCTACGCCCTGGCCGACTTCTGCGAACAACAGAACCCCAACTTCAACCGGGTCCGCTGGATTGGGTATATCAAGGGTGAAAATGGCCCGAGCGGTGGGAAACTGTAATGCTGATTCAAGCCTACAGCCACGTGCCCTCTCACATAAGCCGGACCTCTGCCCGTTCTCTGTCACCCAGGTCGTTGTCTGACGTGATTAAGGGCAAGCCCAAAGTCCTCACGGCAAAACCGAAACCCGCGTTTATCTGCGCGGCCTGTCAGAAGTCGAAGCACACGCTCTGCGTCTCTGATCGATGCGTATGCGGTCGAAAACACTTTCAAAAATAGTTTGACTTCCGAGCCAAACTGGTATATCCTGATTGTAGTTCAACAAGTCCAGATAGTGGACAGAATCGAGAACGCAATGAACGTATTCCACGATTCACCAGACTTCTTCAAGGCCGAGATCGAACGCGCCGAACTGGAGTTGACTCAGTCCATCACCGGGGAACGGAGAGCGCAACTGACAAAGCAGATCGCCGCTGCGCGCGTTTGGCTGGCCGACTCTACCGCCATTCTGAAAGCGTAATCAAAAACCGCCCGCAAGTCTTAATGCTGGCCGTTGGGGGCCAGTAACCCGCCGCAAGGCCACAGAGAAGGCCGTGGAGTCGCTTGAACATCGGGCAAGTCGCTTAAGAGGCTTGCCGCAAAGATGGAGACTGGGAGACGGAACTGCCAAACCGTTCGCCGGGAACGTATCCCGGCAAGGTCGCAAGAGCAAGCCTTTACCCCGATAGGGACGGCGCGACTATTGAACTTGACGAATTGCTCAGGAGGATGTATGGCAAACGTGAGCAACACAGACGATGTAATCGACTCCCGAGACGTAATCGAGAGAATCGAAGAGCTGGAAGACGAGCGGCAGGAACTCGTGGGCGCTATCGACGGGTCCCAGGACGACCTGAAGGACGCGCAGGACGACACAAGCGTTCTCCAGACCGACGCGGCAGAAGAGTCTGCACTGTTCCAGAAGATCGGAGACGCTGAATCCGCTTTGATTGACTGGGACGAAGAGAACGGCGAGGAACTCACGGCGCTGAAGAATCTGGCGGACGAAGGCGCAAACGAATCCTCTGACTGGGCTTATGGCGAAACGCTGATTCACGAAAACTACTTCACCGAGTACGCCCAGCAACTCGTGGAAGACATCGGAGACTTGCCCAGAGGGTTTCCGCACTACATCGTACTCGACTGGGAGCAAACAGCCGAAAATATCAAGGTCGATTATTCTACGGTTGACTTTGACGGCGAAACGTACTATATTCGTAACAGCTAGTCCGGGTAATGGACAGGCAGCTCGTGTGCTGCCTTAGCCGCTCTAGCTCCACAACTGCGAAACACAGCAGCCGAGCGCGATGCGAACATCAAATTGAGGGCCAGCATAACGCATCACCCTCAGAGCGGCTAAGAGAGCACAGGAATGCTCTAAAAGGAGAAACATGAAATCAGCAGTACAGGAAAACAGCTTGACTTCGGACTTTCGAGCCAAGGCAACACCGGAAGAGAAGCGGAAGCGGCAAGCCGTCAAGGACGCCGCCAACCTCCGGAACAAAGCCAACCGCAAGGCTATCGGAGAATGGCACAACGAAAGCCGGGGGAAGATGATTGAGGTTCCTTTCCCGGAACGGCATACTCACTAACCAACGGGGCGAACCTGCCCCAAGTCCGCATACTCCAGACCCTCAGCGAAAGCATGGTGCGGATGAGCTACTACCGATTGGAGTGAAGGAGAACAATGACGAAGTGCAAAATTTGCCAACGGCCTCTGTCTGGACGTGCCTATTCTCTAGCGGTCCCAACTGTGGCCTCCCGCCGCTCGTCCGGTTCCCTCACGGCGCTGGCCTTCATGCCATACGACTCGAAGATCGCCCAGCGGGAAGGTGCTGTGATATTCTGTGGAGTCCGCTGTTCCGGCTCAGCCTTGGAGCGGTATTTACAAACCGGGAACCTGGGTATGCCCAACCATCAGGAGGAGTAATGACCACATCAGTTTCCCAAATCAGACCACAACTTTTTCTCCTGCGCAGCTTAGTAACTCTCGTTTCCTCTCAGCTATCTATGTTGTGTACAGAGGATTCTCGCTTAAAAGAAGCAAACGGTGCTACCAATAGACTGATTACCAGCTTGCGCGAGTATCTCATCAAAACAGAGGGAGAAGACCTATGACCGACAAAGTAACTTATTCCGTAGTAGTACGCGACCCTAACTCCTGGGACGCAAAAACCGGAATCAATCTTCTTCTGCGAGACTGCGGCCATCTTCACCGCACCCCGCAAGGAGCCGTCCGCTGCATGGATAAGTTGACCAAGGTGACGGGCGGAACGTGGGGAAACGGTGGTTCAATGAGCGCCGCGTGGTTCAACTCTCGCATCGAGGACAGCAACGGAGAAGTAATCGACCCCGTTGACTACTGGGAGGGTCTATGACCGACACCGAACGTATCACCAACGAAGTCTACGACCGCTTTCTAGACCCAGACGAAAGCCCCCTATATGCCCCGGCAGAAGAATACGAAGACCCGACGGCCCCGGCAATCGGAATCCGGAATGGTCTGATCTTGAGTATCCTTTTTTGGCTGGGTTTGGTTCTCGTGGCGATCCTGCTTATCCGAGGGTGCAAATGACCGCACTCGACAAACGCAAAACAAGGCTATCGGTTGAGTTCTCGGACGCGGTACGCGAGCGCGGACGGCTGAGGCCGGTAACTATGTTGTTGACTCCATACGGGGTTACGGTCAGGTTGAAGGGTATGAAATGTTCGTTTGACGTATCCCCGGCGTCTATCTACAATCTCGCCGTTCTGAAAGCTGTAGCAGCAAAACGTGCAGAGAAGAAAGCGAGGAAGAAATAATGGCACAATGGCAAAGAACACTCAACATAAAAGATGTGTGGGAGTCTGAGGACATTCAACTGATCGCCCAGACTGCCGCCGACCGGCTGCAAGCTCTGACACCGCTCACGGACGAGTTCTACTGGCTGGAAGACAAACGACTAGAACTCGTAGACGAGTTACGAGGTTTGGCCAACGACTCGACAGCGGACGCGGAGGACTTCGACGAAATCTGGGTGGAGGTCTACGCTTGGGCAGATACACCACTCGACACCAAGTGGAATGGCAAGAAGGTTTGCTGGGTCAAAACGTTTTGAACCCGTCCAGATAATGGACTAACCAAGGAGGAACAAATGCCAAACATGAGCTATTGCCGATTCGAAAACACCGCTTCCGATTTAGAGGACTGCTGGGATCACTGGGACGACGAGGACGATGCGGACCTGAGCAGCAATCAAGAACGCCGGGGAAAGAGGATGCTCCGTAAACTTGTTCTTCAAATGGCGGCTCATTTCGAATTTGAGGACCTGGAAGACGAGGACTAATGACCATCGTTAAGCGCAACAAGACATATCAGTTCAGCGATACCGTAGGCGGAAAACGTCTGCGGTTTTCGCTGGGCACCAGACTCCCCGAAGCCGCCCGAGTTCTCTCCCGGCAAATCGGGGCCGCGCTAGCTGAAGGTCCTGATTCTCCTCACTGGAGGACGCTCAAAACTGTGCTTCCAAAAGCCAGTTGGGAAATCCTCACGGCGAATCGGGGAATCAAGCCCAGTCCAGAATTGTCTGAATTTGAAACAGCGTTCTCAGATAAACTCGACCGCCGAGTTAAACTGGGAGAGCTGGCTGAGCGCAGCCGGGACCTGTACTCAGGGTACGCCACCACGTTCTTCCAATACCTCGCGGACCACGAGGTCAAAACTCTGGGGGATATTTCCTCCGCAAGAGTTGAAGATTATTTGGTCGAGCGAAAAGAAAAGATACTCAAGCGGGGTGGAAACGGAAAGGGAATCCAGACCGATTACACGGTGCTCCAGTCAATCTTCAACTTTGCCCAGGGAGAAGGACTCATCAAACAGTCGCCCCTGAAGATCAAGCACAAGACCGAAGAGAAGAAGCCGGACGCGGTTCCGTTTACCCCGGAAGAAGTGGCGCGGTTGGAATCCTGCCTAACAGACGCCGACCGGTTGCCATTTGCTCTGCTCCGCTGGACGGGGTTGCGCGGATCGGACGCAGCGGCGGTAACGTGGTCGTCCATTAACTGGACAACGAAGACGCTGACTTGGATGACAAAAAAGAGACGGACCTGGGTACAGATTCCGTTGCACGGAGAGCTGCTGCTTAGGTTAGCCAGCGCAGCCCCGGTAGATAGGAACTCCAACACCCCTATCCTTGGTGGTCTGACTCGGGCGCGGCTGTACAAGATGCTGGCGAGGCTGGGGAAATGCGCCGGAGTTGAGGATTGCTTTCCACACAAACTTCGCACGACGCTCGTGTGCTCTCTTTTAGCTCACGGCGCTTCGCTGTTTGACGTGTCCAAGCTGATCGGGGACTCGTGTCAGACTGTGGACAGGTACTATGCAGCGGCAACCAGCCAGCAGCAAGATCGCGTCCGAAAAATTCTTGAATCCTCTGGACAAACGCCAGACAACGTGGTAGACTGTATGCAGTCCAGATAATGGACAGGAGGACGTATGAAACTGACAAAAAAGCAAGAAGATGTTGTATTCGAAATCTTCAACGAATCGGGATGGATGCCCGCAACCAGCCTACGAAAGCTCCTAGAAAAAGTCCAAGGAGACCTGAACGCTCTTCTGCCCGAAGAGAAGGGTCTCGTATCTCTCGACGCCGTAGAGAAGGCGATCCGAAAAGCAATCTCCGGATCCAACCAGCTCTATGTAGATGGGGT